TGTCAATCGATAAAGTAGCGATTTGCATTCCCATTTGTATCAAATCTCTATTTAGCGATTCATCTGTTAATGACTCAGTATCAAAGAACGTTACTACAACGAAAGACAAAACAATAGAACTTAGGCCTGTTAACAAAATAGCAACTTCTGCCATGTGTTTTTATTATAAAAATTGAATATGTATATACTAATATTTTATAATAATTACATCTACAAATATTCACCATCTTATCGTACAATTCTCCAGTACTCGTCGTGGAGTACGGTGTTTAGACTGGTCGGTGTTGTGTCGGTCAAATCCTTGTTTAGTTTGGAGTGGTTGGGCGTATTGTTGTAGAAACAGACCAAACGAAGATTGTCAGGGACATGGCCTAAACGGGGATCAATGGCGTCGCACGACATTAACCAAGGGCCACTTTCAAGCGACATCGGGATTTTAGCAACTGCGCAAAGACCTTCTTGTTTTTCCAATAGGCCCAACAAATGACGCCAGTAGGCTTGGTATGTATCGAATGCGCCTTTGCATTCGTCTGTCCAAAACTTTTGGGCATGCGCGTACAGCGGCGTCGCTTTACCATTTTGTGTTTTTTTCTTTGAAAATTCCAAAACTTTTTTAAAATCCTCTTCACGTTGGTCCTCCGACTTGTTTTCGAAGTCAGTGACCTTTTTTTGAATCGTAGCTGTGGAAGCTTTGCAAGCTACATTGGCCATCTGAGCGACAACATGAATGTTTTCAAGAGCGTTTTCGAGGTTGGTGTAGTGCAATTTGTAAAAGCCGTCGGCGTTGTCCTCAATGCGATCCAAAGAAACATTAAACAATCCACCGTGATATTCAAATACAAAACCATGTTTGATTAACCCGCCGTTGTCGTCGATAACATTTTCGCTTGCAAACATTCCCTTTGCATTCATGTATTCACAAATTTGACGGGCGATCTTGTGATAGGTTTCTCTGTTGTCCATTGCCAGCACCTTGGCCTTGTCTTCTTCGGTTACCTTGTGTTTCCAACTAAATGTAATCTTAAGTCCTGCAAGTTTAATTTTCTTTGTTTTTCCAAGCCCAAGTTGAAGAACGTGTCTACCTCCTCCAATAGTCAATGATTCATTTTTGTCAATACTTTCCAGAATTTGCTCTTCAGTGAAATGATATTTTCTGGCAGCTCCTTTGATATTTTTTGATGGCCAAGGTTCATACCCCTCGACCAACGCCATCAAAATTTTCATTTTACTTTTTTTAAGGTCGTGTTTAATGTTAGTTCCGACCTTTTCTACAATAAATGCGTACTGCTCTGGATTCACAAACGTTTCAAATTCTTCTGGCATTCTGGTTCTTTCGAGCGGCAAAATCCCAGGGTGTTTTGTCCGAACATGAGCTCTCATGGCCTCTCTGCTACCGTAATGTTTATTACAGTGCTCGCAAGGGACTCTGTTCGATGTATCGACAGGGACTCTGTTCGATGTATCGACAGGTGCATTGATAAACATGACCTGTTGACCTTTGAATATACCCTTTGTGCCACTGCTTTTGGCTTTTCTGTGGATATTTGCCTTAATAGTTATTTTCAGAATACCAGTAGCATCCTCTGCTTCTTGTTTGGTCCATTTTTCAAAAGTTTTACCTCCCTCAAACTCGATAATACCATTCTTCTCCACTCGGATACCGCCAATGTTCGCCAGACATGGTATTGATTGACTTGCTGCCCTTTTTGCATTTGCTTGCCTTTTTCTTTCAGCTGCTTCCTCTGTTTGTTGACGTTTTCTTTCTTCTTTCTCTCTTCCTCGTCTATCACTATCGGATTCTTTGGTCTCACCGCCAAATGTTTCGGGCAATGCCTCTGACTCTTCCGATTCAATTATTTCAGAGTCATCATCCGAGACGGTCCGTGACGAAGTCTTTGGCCGTTTCTTGACACTCGCCCCCGAATCCTGTAACGGTCTTTTACACATTTCATTGGTTATTATATACAAAATCTAATAATTTCCAAAAAATGTGAAGAAAATATAGGTTTTTTATGTTTTAGATTTAGCTGGAAAAAGTTTGTCAAAAATTCTAAACTTTATTTGATGATTTTGATTTCCCTGGGTTGGAAAAACCTATATTTGTAACGAAAATCCCGGAAAAAACACCGGAATATTCCGGTGTTTTTTTGGCGGAGCCGGAAGAAAATATAGGTTTTTTATATTTTCGATTTAGCTGTGAGCAGAGCTCAAACAAAAAAAAAGATAATCTCCAACCATAAACATTTGTCTACAAATATTCACCTCACCATAACTCTTTTAATAAATATATAAATATGGAGTGGAAGAATCAAAATTCTTCGTTCACAAACTGTTTATATTTTGATGTCGTATTTGCATCGGATGTCGTATTTGCATCGGATGTCGTATTTGCATCGTTTATAACAAATATTCCTGTTGGTTCTGATATAGCCCCATACATCATACTTGTTGGACATCTGTTTCTGTCTGTGTGATTTTTTTCAAAATCGACGTTTTGTAAAGTGCATACAGCATTATCATGAACTATCATGCCTATGGCGCATTTTTTTATAGTAGTATCTTTGACAGTTACCTTTGTATTTTCAAACATGTTTATTCCTATATCATATGGTTCTGGAGAAGTCTGACTTTTTGGGTGAGTTTTGCCTTCCCACCTGCCACAGAGAAGACAATTTTCTATCAAAATATTTTTTGGCGCGTTTTGATTGGACCGTCCAACGTATATTCCCTGTGCAGTTGCAATGATGTTCACATTTTTAATAGTAACATCGTCTGAAAGAATGGTGATGCTCCACCCGTCAAGGTCCAAGTTGTTTCCGTCAATCGTGACTGGATTATTGATTTCATAAGAATCTAAGCAATTAAATTTCTTTACAATCAAGATTTCTTTAATCGCTTTGTTTTTTAATGCGGTTTCAAATTCGTGTCTGTTACTTACTTCATGAGGAGCTGCGAGGGCCATCATTTTATTATTTAATTGTACCATTATATATACAAAATCTATTAATTTCCAAAATATGTGATATAAATATAGGTTTTTATATGTGAAGAAAATATAGGTTTTTTTGCTTCGCGCGGGCCAAGGCCCAGGCGGAGCCGAGGGCCAAGGCCCGATTTTAGATTTAGCTGTGAGCAGAGCTCAAACAAAAAAAGATAATCTCCAACCATCTCTGTCCAACCTCAAAAAAAATCGATATTTGTAAGACTTATTCTTCGGTTTCAGCCGGAGATATGTCGGCTAAACGCTTCGTTTGAACGGTACCGCCAACATGAAAATGATAAAACAAAAGAAATTCCATATTGAAAACGATAATGACACCGATTGTGAACCAGGTTGGACGTAACTTATTCCAAACAGTATTGCAAAAATTAGATAATAAATGGAAGCTCCCAAAGTGATCCACACTGAGCCAATTGAAGTGGATAAAACGTGATTGGGATTCTCTTTATCATAATAATTGTCGATATCGCCTAATAATGACCAAAATCTGGTGTACCAGAAACACCCGAGCAACATAAATAAAGCGTATGAAAGAAAGAGCACCTGGTCAAACACTACAATGCCTGGTTCCGCAGCATATTCTATTCCACGAATCACTGTATACACTTTACCGGCGTAATTTATTTTTGTAGCATGTCGAAGAAAAAAAGGTGAATCTGGAAATTCGATAAAAGTAGATGCGTACGATTTAATATATTTATATTTTGGGGTTTCCATTAAAAATTATGTAATAACAATTATGTTTATAGCACTATTCTGTTTAGATATTATTATTCTGTTTAGATATTTTAAGATTATTATGGTTTATTTTAGAATATATTTATTTATCATTTCGCTATGCTTGATTATGTGATTTTTTTTATAGCCGACCAACCTGTGAGCAAGCCGAGGGCCAAGGCCCAATTATTCATCCGACTTATCATTTTCTCATAAGACCCCTTCGGCATTGTTTTCGCGAAAGAAAACAAAACCACAAACCAATCCAGTTTCTTTATCGCGTTTTACCATTTTTATGCAGACTTTGCCATCATTTTCTGGTGCCGATGTCAACTCATCAACAACAGCCATACTACCGTAAAACGGGTGTGTTGCAACATCATCGTTTGTAATGCCGTGTCCAAACGCTATACAAACCTCATTTTCAATGAAAATATCCTTAGCATATTTACCCAGTTTATTCAATAACAGAAAAGAGTAAATTTTTCCTTCATATTGGATAACATTCTGGTTCAAGTTATTTGGAAATACCCAGATACCGTTTTTCTTCATTGGATGAAATTTTGTGATAACTAATTCACCATATTGTATCATCGAAACATTTTCCACTTTTGTTTCAACAACACAGACTACTTCGCTATGACCATCGTTCGATGTTGCAACGCTGTCACCTTTAATAATCTGGTCGCAACGTTTTTGAGAGCCATCTGCCATTGTAACTCTGCAATGGCCCGCAAAACATGGGCCAGATCTGTCGTTGTAAGACGATAAATCACGCAAGGGCACGGACGGTATTCTTCCCATTCGAATACAATCTGATACCATTTTTTCTCTATGTGTTGGTTTTGGTGGTGGTAGTGTGTTAAACAATGTATCTAAATCAGATCTAACTTTTTCAAAAGTTTCACCACAAAATTGTTGAATACCAATATCTAAGAAATTATTGCACTTTTGATATTTGTATGCGTTCGCCAAAGAAGGTAAATAATGTGTTCCCCATTTTTTATAATTTTGAGATTCAATTGCCTTTCTAACTTGACCGTTAAGATCTGCCAAATATGACTTTTTCCAATCAAATTTGTTTATCATAGTTTCTAAATATTCAAGTGCGCGACCTTCAGAAAATTCTGACAAATAATGACATTTCATTATGATAGGTCCCATTTTTTGGCTTTGAATAGAATCAGACATGCCAGAGATTGTCTCAAGTTCAACGTCCAGTATGGAGAAAGCGCAGTCGGACGTACATTCAATTTCAATTTTTCTGGGATAACCCTTTTGTAATTGTCCTATATGTAAAAAATATCCCCATGATGTTTTTTCAAGGTTTGGCATTTGGATAGTACCTTCCGTTTCAATTGCAATCTTTGTTTTTTGTAAGAGACACGTTCTTAAATCGCTCATTGCGTGTACAAAAACTGTTCCAACTTCACCTACGGTAGGTATAAACGAATAAGATCCGAATGTTTCGTCTGATAATTCTCTTAAAAGGGTAGAATCAAGATTGTATCCAAATCCAAAAGTGTTGATAACGATATCGCAGTGGTTATCTAATTCCTTTCTTAACATTGCATGTTCACCTCTTGGGGGTCTTATATTTGGACAACCATCTGTTAGTAACATAATAGTACCATAATCATCCAGTTGTTCCAATGCCAGTTTTAAACCAGCCCAAATGTTAGTTGAACCTCGAGGTTCAAGGGATTTTAAAGCATTCTTTGCTATAATCTTTCCAGATTTAGACATTCTGGTCATTGGCAAATTTATAAAAGCTGAAGAAGAATAAGCTATAATTGACACAGAGTCGATTGGTCTTAGACTCTCTATACAAACTAATACAGCGTGTTTGACGATGTCTAATATATTAAACCCGTCTCGTTCATCACCGTTTAAGATCTCTGTATCCATACTACCAGAAATATCAATGACAAATACAACAGATTTAGAATGAGTTTCGCCATCGTCTTTAGTCTGTAATGTAATAATTGTTGAGTTTCCATTCTTTTCAATTTTTCCAGTTATTTTATCTTTTTCAGCCATTTCGGCTGGATCGAATTTTTGTTCACCAGTAGTCGTCGATTCATCCGAAACTTTCGCAACAAGCGATAACATTGTATAATCGGTTATTGCTTCCTCAATTTTCATAGGAATGCGAGTAATTGGTGACAGACCGTTTCCTAAAAGAGCTTTTGTTATTGCAGCACGTTCGTACGTATGACCATCAGGCATTTTGACAGGATCTTCGAAAATTTCATATGTGATAGGACAACAAAGTTGGTTTTCCGACGAGAAGGATGACATTTTTTTTATTATTATTTACTTCTTATAACCAGGAAAAAGTAAAATATTTGATACAAATATAAGATTTTCATATACAGAAATTAGACTCCACGATTATCATTTGACACTTGCGGACTATTTCGATTAAGTCAAGCACTGGCCTCAAATAAAATGGATGGTTTATTTATTACATGTATTTAAAGCAAATTTAAACAAAATAAGAAATGGATGGAAATCCTGATTTTCTTTTTACCTCTATGAATAATTTTTTTGAATGTAGCATGTGGCGTGGTTCGTCACAACATAGAAGCACACACAAATTGCGTAAATGGTTTCAATGGGTTTATGTCGCCGCTTTTAATGGTACCGAGGAAGGAGGAAATAAATTAGAAAATCATTGCCAAAATCTGAGATTTAAAATTGGAAAAGCACAAAATTTACGGGTTCGTGGAAAAGCACTAATTGTAGAAAGTGGGGGTAAAAATATAGGAGGACAAACGGAGGCGCTCGAAGAGACTGACAGCGATGCGGACGATGAAGAAGCCCCCGCTTTGGCCGAGTCAACGAAATTAATTAATTGGTCAAAACAAATTGTCTATGCATTCTCGGTTCCTCGTCCACTGATGTTTGAAACCAGAATTAAAAGATTTCTTTATAATTTTATATATAAAAATATGTATAAAGATATTGAAGCAAATGGGGAAAAGGTACAATATGCGTCAGAAATTGTTCAAGGTCTCTCATTTGAGGCTCTCATACACGTGATACAACTCTGTATTTTAGAAGGTTGTTTGTATCACAAATATATAGAATTAAACCAAAAAGAACAAATATTCAGACAATATATAGGGGATATGATGCAATATCCTCCAGATACAATCGAATGGGATGGTAACACTTATTATGGTAAAAAACGGGGTTATCATCAGACAATGACATTGAAAATTGGAAAAAGTGTACAAGAAACGGTGAAATCTACACTTGCTAACAAAACTGTTAACAAAAGAATGAGACCATTACAATTTAACGATAAGTTTGATTTGATGAAAGAGGTTATGACAGACAATGCGACAGACAATGCGACACCCAAGTTTGTGCAGTACGTATTCAATGTTCAAAATAATGACAGTAGACTGAATCATAGAAATAATCCGTCAAATAGTCCAAGTAAAATGTCATTTTCAACAAACATAATGGATGCTCCCAATAAATCATTTATTATTGGCAATCTTGCTTTTGCCATATACGAAAAGGATAGCGACGGTCGGTTCCCCTGTGAAATAGTGGGTTACTGGAATGGTCAGTTTGTAATACGATGGATAGACCCTCGGAGATTTGATACGGTAGCTCGAAAATGGATAGTATATGACAATAAGGCGCATAATAAATATATGAAAAGTCGTAAACTAAACACACTGTCTGATTTCTTAAAAGACAATGTAGTAGCAGTTGGCAATAAATATTTAAATAACCCAGTTGCAAATTACAGGTATCGGGATTATATTCAATTATTAGTTTCAGCCAAAGAGGAAACAGACATACAACCAACGGATGTACTGGTACCTACGTTTTATCGTAATGTAGCAGAAGAATATAAAGATCCGAATCAATTAAAAACTTGGAATGCGATGAATTATGGAGCCAAATATGCTCCTTCACCACATTGGTATACAGGTCATAGACAAATGCAGAACAAACCATGTAACCCCACTTTTCAAAATAAAACAGATACGCAATTGCATAACTTAATAATTTCAAAGGAAAAAATTCAGTTAAATCAAGAAATTCAGTTAAATCAAGAAAAAAAAAACCAAGAAGAAAAAAAAAACCAAAAATAAGAAAAAAAAAAAAAACAAAAAGAAAAAAAAAACCAAGAATCAGATCAAGAATCAGATCAAGAATCAGATGTCTTTTTTATAGAAGATAGTAGCGATAGTGGTGAATATAGTCAAGAAATTAATAACGACAGTCAAGAAAGTGATAACGACAGTCAAGAAAGTGATAACGACAATCAAGAAAGATTCAAATTAATAAAAAAATACTTAGATTTTCCAGGAGGAAGTAAAGGGCGAATTATCGCAAAAACGAAAAAAAACGGAAAGCCACGAAAAGACGGTAGATATAAAGTCATAATGGACAATGATAATGATAAGGTAAGATATATAGACCCGAAAAACGTCAAAATTTTAGACCCGAAAAACGTCAAAATTTTTAAATGCACAGTGTTAATTGGAGAAAATGGATCTAAATCGTCTTGCAAACAAATAATATCGACCAAAAAATAAGCCCTTTTCAGACATTGTCCCTAAAAAATCAATGCCCATTTATTTTATTTATCAGGGTATGTCCATTTATTAGGGTATGTCCATTTTTCTACATTTGTTATATCCGAATGTGTAATTATTTTGCTAATAACTTTCATTGACTTCTTGGCGTTTGGAAGTTCTATATTTTTAAATGATTTATTTATAAATAATTTATGAATCATGTCGATATAAAATAGTAGATAATCTTCCGTTTTTTTTATCTTTAACAACGCTTCTTCATATGGAGGAGTTTCTCTACCACGTCTAAATTTGTAAATATTAAATAATATTTCAATCTCTTTAAGCAATTGCGAGAAAACTTTTATATTATTTGGCGGAGCCTTATCAGCTTTATCGATATGACTGATAATTCTATCTATGATTTTTTTTGGTTTTTTTTTTCTTTCTGTTTCTTTTTTATCCAATTCAAACTCAAAATTAATCAAAAAAAGAACCGGACCCGGGTACTCTTTACAATATTTTAAATATTTCAATGACAGTTTGACAATACCCGATAAGTCACTGGGATAATTAGACACTGGAGACACTGAATCTGTTTTTGACTCTTCTGTGATTGTTTGTGCTGGAAGTAATGCCTCCAATTCAGTTAGACATTTCTCCAATTTGATTATTTTGAAAGTGTACTTTTTTTTTTTTGGTTCCACTGCCTTTTTTTTTGGTTCCGCCGCAACAAAAGTAGAAAACATTCTTTTATTTTTGGGCGCGCACTTTTTATAGTAAACATTTCCAAATTTTATTTGAGTGCCTTTGGCCCAACATTTTTTTTTCGCAAAAACCTATATTTGTAACGAAAATCCTGAAAAAAACACCGGAATATTCCGGTGTTTTTTCCGAAAAATGTGAAGAAAATATAGGTTTTTCATGTTTTAGATTTAGCAAACCAACCTGTGAGCAGAGCTGAAAATAGTTTGGCGGAGCCGAGGACTAAAAGGCCCGAAAAAATTCTAATCCGATGGTGGCAAAAAACCTATATTTGTAACGAATATTCGGGGTTTCAATAATTATACCAAATGAAAACAAATCAAAAATATGTGGGCAAATCGCAATTTTCATTCATTGAAAGATCAAGGCCTTGCCAATGCTCATGAACAGGGATCTCAGGCATGGTTGGACGGAAGAAAGGGGCGAATCACAGGTTCGAAGCCATCCACTTTATTCTTTAATTTCAAAGAAGAAAAAGATTGGGATATTATCTTAGAGCAGTGGTTCGGTGATAAAAAAGAAGATTTCGATGAAATTGCATTGGCAAGAATGGCGCATGGCTCTCATTTTGAAGACGTAAGTGTCAAGGTGATACTCGATAGTATCCCTGGCTCGCACTTTTATGAATGTCCTCAGATTGATATAAATGAACATTATTCGGCCAGTGCTGACGGAGCTATCATCGTTTTAAACGACGACAAGACACCGCTATGGCATGCCAACGTCGAAATCAAGTGTGTTGCTGGCGGGGTCGGGAATTCTCAAGAAAAAATGGAAGAGATTTTAAGAAAGAAGTGGAAATTGCCAGCTTCGTATTATATGATCCAAATCCAAATGGAAATGGCTGCCCAGAATGCCAAGGAAACCTTGTTTGTATGCACCGTGCCCACGCTGACTCGTTTTTGGAAGATAAAATTCGATCAAGAATATTGGTCACTTTGTGTAGAAGTTTTGGAAAATTTCCGTTTGAAAAATGTTGGTTTTGAAGTAATGTTAAGCAAAATTAATAAACTCAAAAGTGCCAGTTTTCGTATTTCTAAGTCTGCTATTCTTTTCCAAGATGTTGAAACAGTTTTTGACGAATTAAAAGATGAATGTGTTGTAAAAAAAATTAAAAAATATTGTAATTTATAAAAATTTACTTCTCAGTTTTTCTAATTCAAATTTGGCTTTTTCGCGGGATCCATATTGTTTCGTGGAGTGTCTTTTCTTGTTTATAGTTATATAACCTTGGTATACTATCCCCTTTTTTTTTGCGTTATATTCTTTAATAGTACCAGTCCAATTTCTTCTCTTTGTCACATCCGATGGCATGCGTGCTCCCGTTTCATTGTACAATTTCAATGCTGCAATAGCCTTCTCTTCTGTAAAATAGAAACCAATATGTTTCTTTCCTGTTCTCTCAGAACCAGTTGCTTTCCATTTTTTGTCACGATTGATGTAACCTACACTGCCAGTACCCATTCTTCTCATTGTGATATCTGAATCCATGCGTGCTCCCGTTTCATTGTACAATTTTAATGCTGCAATAGCTTTGTCTTTCGTAAAATACCGACCTATAGATTTCGACCCTGTCACTTGACACCCTATTGCCACCCATTTGTTTTGAGTTTTGCAGAAAGTAATACACCCACCACCCTCAACATTGTGGTTTTTGGTCGTTCTTTTACTTTGCGCCATGCGTTGCTCTTCCGTACATATTCTTCCAAACGTACCTTCTCCCCCCTTTGTCTCATTGTAGCCTCCAGGCCCAAAAGAATTGTAGAAGGCAATGTAATTGATTTCCAAATTACTTAAATCTTCCTCTGGTACGTCGTCTATCAAGATTTCTGTTTTGAAATTTTCCCAGCCATATTTTCTGATAGCATAGCTAAAATAATACTTTGGGGTTTTACCCGATTTTTTATGTCCACTCATCCGATTCTTATAATTAAGGGTCTGCCCAACATACACTTTGCCATTAATCGGGTTGGTAATCAGGTAAATGCACCCAGTTCTACATTTGGTGTCATCACCATTAACCTGTTCGATCAATGCCTCTGACTCTTTCGTTTCCAAAATGTCAGGTTCATCACTCGAAAGTCTTTGTCGTTTATCACTACTTGTCCCCGAATCACCGTGAGATCTTTTTTTGTTGCTGACTGATGACATTTTATTGATTTGTTCTATATACAAAATCTAATAATTTCCAAAATATGTGATACAAATATATTTTTTTTTTATCCGCAGGCTTGATTTAGACTGTGAGCTGGAAAATATCCTAAAAAAAATCAAGTATAAAAGTAAAATGTTTTACGTATTAAATATGAAACAGATCATATCAGTTTTACTATTTGTAATTTTGAACAAAGTTGATGCACAACATTCAATGGTGTCGTATTCAAAGGGTGTGTATGACACCGATGATTCTTGTGGTACACACTATCACAAGCAAACGATTGGTATGTGTGCGAACGAAATTGAAAGTCTTGAAGACTGCAGGCTGGCGGCCTCAGCGTTCGGCCTCTCCTTTGCCCAACCTCACTCATGGGGTGCGCGGCCGAGGGGTTGTTTTATCGAACTGAATGGAGCGGTTTGGTTTAACAATTTTCCAAGCAATATAAATTGTGACTTCGATCAAATTCAATATTGCATTTGCAGAACTTCAGCCTTGCATTGTCGCACACAAATGGAGCGTCCATCTACTGAAACTTTAACTCCGCCAGCATACCAACGAGATGAAGGTATTTTTAGTAAGAGTGGCGCGAGTGACCTGTCCCATTCTGAAGTCGCCGATTCTCTTCCATTTCATACTGAATTTACGGTGGATCAATTTTCAGGCTACAAACAACTCGTAGAAAATACAAATGTTTCAACCAGTTCACTCTTTTATTTAACAGATACTGGCCGAAATATTTTCAAGCAGGTGTTGCCGAGTCACGGTCGTAATTATGAATCAAATCCCTACACTTACAAAAAAATAACGGAATCACAATGTAGTGATTTTGGATGGGAATCCATTGACTCGCCCCAAGAGTGTCAAGAAGCGGCAAGATATTTACATACGAACTCTGAGCAGATGCAAATCGAACCTGAGAATAATAATTTATTCGAACAGGACAGTGCAAGCGAGCCAAAAGGATGTTATCACAAATGGGTGGGTGCTACGTCTACCAAACGTCTTTACCATAATGTTGGTGTATCTACGCAGGATTGTTCTGGCATTGGTGGTTGCATTTGTAAAATAAAAAGAATTAAAAATTATATGGTACGAAATTCTGGTTACTGCACCGACATTGCGGGCTGGACGGTCATTCCGACAGTTGTTGAATGCGATTTCGCGTCCAAAAATATTCCAGAATACCTTGATACATTGCCTTCACAGCAAGTGATTCGAACTATCGATGAACTTAATTTGGTAGGTTCAACTCATAAAGTTTCAGTGCCGGGGTGTTACATCAAGGAAGAAACTAAAGATGGTATCACGGACATGGTCTTACATTTTAACATGGACGTGAATCCACAAGGTACGTATAGTTATCCAGGCCTGGGAAGTTTTTTTAATGACAATACGATTATGAAGAAATGCAGTGCAACGAATATTTGTGTTTGCAAGCGTGCTCCTTTTAAAACAGTGGACTCTGGACGCTGTAATGATAAAGCTGGTTGGACCAACATAGAAGATCGAGCAACCCCAAGCATTGGTAATACACACGATATGGCAGGAGAATGTCGAAAAGCAGTAGAACATTTGAGTTCAAACTCTAATTTATTATCTAAATCTATGAATATGGGAAACAGTAATAATCCACAAATCACTGGAATTGATCCTAACATGGGTTATGCTTCGCACAAGACAAATACCGCTACTATCCCTTCAGTCGTTTTGATCGACCATATGACAGGTACATACGATATAGGCTTTAAACCCGCGGGATGTTCGATCACAACGGATACAAATAATCCCGTATATTCCTTTAATAGAGGGACGAGAGAAGAAATATTTATTATGGTTGAATACGGCGGCAATGAATACGCTCGCCATCCATATTCGACCAACAATGTTGATTGCTCTGCTCAAAACCAATGCGTTTGTAAACGTGTCCCCTACTATATCAAAGTTTGTGTGAGCTGCGACGGTGCACAATCAACGTGTCTACAATTTCAGAATGTTGACGCCGAAACACTTATGGAAATTGATTGGAATGTTCCAGGTATATATTCTTTGAATATTCATGACCAGTCAGAAACGGTACACGCGTTAGTCATAAGTGAAAATTTGGACTGGAAAATTGGCACTGTCACATACAGTGACACGATTCGGTCAGATACGCCAGATAGTGTTGGATTCACATATGAATATTTGGTGAAAAGAGTACCAACTTTTATAACTGTTTTTGCTGAAGGGTCGCAAAATGATGGGACCGCAAAGAAATGTAACAACGTTCTGACTGTAAATGCGGAAATAACAGTTGAAAAATTTACAATGGACAAATCAATACCAGATTTAAATAGGAGAGTGGCAACGTCTGGCACTACGTGCTCAGATTTTAATTATGATGAGGTCAGTTGTGCGGGTGGTAGTTGCCTTTGCGTTCGAAAAGAAGAAGAGATGTATAAAGAAATTACGTCAGGTTTTTGTGAAGAGGAGAAAGAATGGCTGCCAATTACGTCCAAAGCTGAGTGTGAGGCCGTCCTGGGGTTGTCAGCGTATGCTGGTTACACAGAGGTGACCGAAGGAAGCATGCGCGACAGACCGAGTGGTTGTTTGGTTTTTGATTTTACTGTCGGCTCGCAGCTCATTTTTAATACATTTGACACAACAATATCTCAAACATCTGCACACGCTATGCTAAGAAGTATTTGCAAAAGAGCGTCGTTTAATCCAGTTTCACCTAAGAAATGGAATGATTTGGCCCAGATGACTCTCGAACATATTATTGTGCCAGACGAAACGAACCCATCAAATTCGTTCGAAGTAGCGGTTCGTGAAGAAACAAATAAACCAATATACGATGATTCTATTGTATTGAGAGAATTTGATGGCAATGATAACAATTTGTATAACGAATATCGTGTTATCGACCAAGGAACATGTGAAGACACTCCCGGTTGGGAATCACTGACAAGTCAAGTCGAATGCCAATATATTTTGGGAAATTATGAATTTATGACACTTGATATTACAGTTATTATTTCATCGGGTAACGCTGCGCCCAATGGCTGTTCCTTGCAACATGATATTACTGACGGAATCACTATTCGTTTTGGTGGCCCTTCTTCATCAATGCAATGTGGCTCAAAGTCGCCAAGCAATAATGTTTATTTATTTCATAGATGTTTATGTAAACGAATTTCAAACGAATTTGCTAATGATGAAATGGTTGATTCCTTGAACAAATTGCATGGTTTCAGGCCTTTTATCGACGGCATGCCAACGAGAGACATTGCTTCGCCCACGAAATCGTGTAATGGCTACGGTTGCGTCGGTCTTGGTCTACCAATTATTGATATCAACGAATGTGACACAGATCCGTGCCAAAATAATGCTACATGCCGAGAATCGGGGAATGATTCCTCCGTAGAGCTTGGGGAATACACCTGCGATTGTATCCCAGGATATAACGGAACTAATTGTGAAGAAGATATTAATGAATGTGCATTAATGGATGTAACGCCCGAGTATGAGTTAGTGAACTATTTGAAAACCACTAACGGACGTGTTACTTGGAATACAAACTGTAGAGAGATATGCGAAAATGCTGGAATGACGTGCACGCGTGAAGGTATTAAAATTTTGATGATCCAAGACCCGACCGATCCCTGTCGTCTTCAAATTGATTTTTTTTCTGATTTATTATCTATTCCTGCCAACGAAATTGAATGCCGCCAATGTGCAACGGACCCTAAAGACTTTGATTACAACTATTGGCCAACACCAAACCCAGATTCGACTTTAAGGAACTGCTATAGTGGTGGACTTGCCCAGGATTTAACGGGTGCAATTGATAAATACGAGATTATCTACAACACTCAATGGAATGAGGCAGAAGCATACGATTGCGAAACAAAGCCTGGAAACATGTACGAGCACACTGCTGATTATCGGAATTTTGTGTGTAACTGTGTTAATTTCAACCCAATTCCATGCAAAAACAATGCCACCTGTGTAGAATCATCGACTAATTCCTCAATATTGGCGTCGGACTATTATTGCGCGTGTCCTCCTCGTTATAGTGGAAAAAATTGCACGGATTTTGATATCGATGAATGTGACCCAAATTCCTGCCAAAACGGAGCAATGTGCTCGGAATCGGGCACTAATTCCTCCGTAGAGATTGGCGAATACACCTGCGATTGTCTTCCAGGCTATAATGGTACAAATTGTGAAGAAGATATTAATGAATGTGATCCAGATCCCTGCCAAAACGGAGCAATGTGCTCGGAATCGGGCACTAATTCCTCCGTAGAGCTTGGCGAATACACCTGCGATTGTCTTCCAGGCTATAATGGTACAAATTGTGAAGAAATTATTAATGAATGTGATCCAGATCCCTGCCAAAACGGCGCAACGTGCACTCAAGACATCGGTGAATTCACCTGCGATTGTCTCTCGGGATATAACGGAACTTATTGCCAATTCGATATAAATGCTTGCGAGCCAGATCCTTGTGAAAATGGGGGCATTTGCAACAACACTATTCAAGAAAAAAATATTTATGAAACAACACAAAATTTACCGAGTTGTAACGATTTGGTTGGTTTTGACGGAATAATTACTGAAGAAGATTGTTTGGCTGCAGCGGAAGACGCCGAAGGGCTTTATCCGTTAGAATCTAATTTCGCTATTACAAATATAAACTATCCCACTGGATGTCTCATATGGAGGCAGCGAACAAACGGGGCCGTCATTTGGAACGTGAACCCCAATGCCGCCGGTGTTTGCTCTCAACAGGATGAATGTCTTTGTAAAAACAGTGAGATCCAGAGGCTGAGCCATTATACCTGCAATTGTACCGAAGGGTTTACAGGGGAAAATTGTACCGTTTTAACACTGTGCGATCCAGATCCCTGCCAAAATGGAGCAACGTGTACTGAAAGATTGCACTCGAATGGTACAGAATATTTTGATTGCGAATGTCTCCCAGGATATAACGGTACAATTTGCGACGAAGATATCAATGAATGTGATCCAGATCCCTGTCAAAATGGCGCAACGTGTACCGAATCAAATAACACGAATTCTTCCGTTGCACTTGGCGAATACAATTGCAATTGCCCGTTGGGGTTTGAAGGATTTCAGTGTCATATTTCAAAACCATGCAGTTTGGAACCTTGTCAGAATAACGCAACGTGTACTGAAGACGTTGTCGCACTAACGTACAGAATTATCACTCATCAACAGACGTGTCCTGACTTAGGCACTGGTTTTAGAGGTTTAACGGCAGACGAATGTGAGAACTATCCAAATACCATTCAAATGTTAGAGTATCAAGGCGGTCTCGGTAATCATACATACGGTGCGTGTGCTGTAAATGAGTTTGGCGGCACAATGATAGGTGTTATTGACGACAATCAACCGTCGTTATGTTTCTTTGCGACTTGCGCCTGTATTTTGCCAGAGGTTGAGCCCATTTGTGATTGTATGTTAGGATATGGTGGTGAATATTGTGAGTATGATATTAACGCGTGCGACAATCAACCGTGTCAGAATTCCGCCGAATGCTCATCTAAATTGATCATGCAAGATTTTGATATGTTTGTAGAAGAATTGTAGGAATAAATATAAAACTGGAATTTAAATTTTATTCGTAAATTATAAGTTACAAAAGTTGCTTTTAAACAGGGAGATCTATTGACATTGTTTCTTCCATTTTATTCGAGGGCAAAGGCCCGAAAATATCTCGAGCCGCCAAAAACATGCAGAGGGTAACAGAGTGTGAAGGGTCTGCCTGTAAAAAAGCACGAGATACAGGCCTTAATGTTTCAGGTTCATACGTAGAATACAAGGTTGATTCCGAATGAATACTGGTCAATTCATCAAAATACTCTTTTGCCATTTTTAACTTACCCTTTTTCCCTAAAATGATAATCCAAAAATATGTAATCCATGGATAGAGTAAAGTATTGTGTTGGTCATCTACACCGTACACCCACGAATTCCAAGTACTTTGATATTGTATTGGCCCGGGAGTGATCAATGTGATTATGTCTAATTCAATTTCTTGATCAAAGCTGCGCCAGAAATCACTTGGCATCATATTAAAATAAATGGACAACATTCGCGGTAGTGTTTCTTGTGTTTGGTATAATTTCACGCAAAGTTTTTTTTTAAAACGAGTATGTTGTTGTACACATTTTAGCATTATAGACTTATTACCGGTTCGCATGGCCAAAAGTTCGATTGATCTGATCGCATGACAAACTAATACAGAAGTTGTCAAGCCCGACCTCTCCGTTGGTTTACGCGTATTTTCCCACGAACCAAATTCTGGTTCAAAAAAGACGTCGTCGATAATAAACTGTTCGAGGTACAACATTGCTCTCTGTGCTTTTATAAAATATTTTTTCGCAGTTTGATTAGAAGACAACCATGCTAAAAGAATTAAAAATATAGCATTACTATCAACAATTTCATAGCCGTTTTCTTTGTAGTGAGGGATTTTGTCCCCCCATATAGTTTCGGTGAAATACGCAGGTATTTGATTAGATGCGCTCATGTGATTAGCCAGCAACTCCACATACTCTACTGAGACACTTTCGCCTGAGTTTTTTAGACCGAGAAAAGTGTAGAAATTTTCACGAGTTATAATTTTTTTTTGATATGAACCAGCATAATATCCCCCGTTAATTTTATTTGAAACCAACTGCTGATCAAATGACTTGTTTTGTTTGGATAGAGTGATTGACGGTAAAACGCGATATAAACCACGTGCCAGTATAATTATCGGTGCTACTAACATATACACGTGTGCACGAAGCGCGTTTATATACTATTTTTGGTGGGACCAGTGAAAAAAAATATCTCAAAACGCCCTCGCTCAAAACGCCCTCGAACCAACAAAAAGAGGAAAAAAACGAATATAAATAGATCACTCAAGCCGCAAGAGAATGCCTGCAAACCGCCTTCGTCTCGAACCACCAAAAAAAGGAAGCATTTGGCTGCATAATGATCGTTTATGGATGCTTGTTGATATAACAGATACAGAATATATTTTTCAAACACAGAGTACACTGGGTGAAAAAAAAGTTCAAATCAAGAGTTTTGGTAGAGGCTGGCAACAACGAAATAGTTGGGATGATGTCCCGACAAAAAAACCACCAAAACCATCTCCTTGTTCCATACTTTAAAATACTAATTAAAATCAATTTATTTTTTTTTGCTTCGCCCGGCCAAAGGCCCACTCGGCTCCGCCACGAGGGCCATTTGGTTCGGCTCAACCTAATTTAATTTCATTCAATATTGTTTCAATTGAAAAAGTCACTTTTTTTTTTGGTTGAACTCTTGGTTGTGGTATGCGACGTATTTTCAAACAACTTTTGAGCTTTTTGGTCTTCAGCCTTCTGGTCTTTAAATTGTTGGATGGAGCAACCGTCTTGGTTGCAGAGGTTTTTTTTGTCATTTCGTTAGGAAAAAAATATAAATAAAGATGTATCAATAACACGATTATAATTTTTGATTATTGTTATTATTATTTGTTTCAATATAAAAAACCTGAAAATGTGAAGAAAATATTGGTTTTTGCTCGCTCACTCACAGGTTGGTTGGCTAAAAACTGGCACACAAAAATTATAATTAGTATATAAATGTCACTATCACTTCAAACGATGCGACTAATACAGCTGAATATCGGTGGTAAATTGTTTACCACAACATATGATACAATAAATAATGAAAATTCAATGCTAAAAGCTTTAGTGAATAATCCAAACCCAGCACAGCTGATAGATGGTGCGTTTTTCATTGACCGCGACTATAGTGTTTTCCACTATATTTTAAATTTCCTGAGAGGCAGTAGGGTTTTACCGAAAAAAAATTCCATAGAATTTAAGTTTTTACAAGAAGAAGCCGATTATTATGGTATTGATAGATTACACCGATGTCTTTATCATATAAATCAACCAGATTTTCAAAAATATGACTTGGTTTCAGTTAGTGGGAATAAATATACTGTCATTTCAGTTGATGAATTTGGCTATGTTGTTAGTAAGAATCAAAAAAGATTTAGAATTGATAGCGTCGAAGACATTACACCTACAAAAATAGAAATAAATGACGATGTCATTATATATAAAGACGGAAATTGGCTGAATGGCTATTGTCAACACATACCGAGCGAAGCGAACAATGATTATTTTACAGTGGTAATGGGTGATGGAGTTCAAATTACGGCAAAAAAGCACAGCAACTGTGTGCGATATTGATAGGGTTTTTGCCACCATCGGATTAGAATTTTTTGACAAACTATTTCCAGCTAAATCTAAAACATCTCGCGGACAGCCTGCGAAAAAAAGTTTAGAATTTTTGAATGAACTATTTTCAGCTAAATCTAAAACATGAAAAACCTATATTTTCTTCACATTTTTCGGAAAAAACACCGGAATATTCCGGTGTTTTTTTCAGGATTTTCGATACAAATATAGGTTTTTGCAATATTTGAAATATACATAAAAAGTTTTAGAATTTTTGACAAACTATTTCCAGCTAAATCTAAAATCGGGCCTTGGCCCTCGGCTCCGCCAAAAACATATATTTGTATCACATATTTTGGAAATTATTATATTTTGTTGGCGGAGCCGAACCAATAAGGATGGAGTTAACATTTACAGCCAGCAACAACAAAAGATCATGGCCAGGTTCGGGGGTGAGTGTCGATAAACGGCAAAGACTTTCGGGGGATGACTCTGAAATTTTGGAATTGGAAGAGTCAGAGGCATTGATCGAACAGGTTGATGGTGATGACACCAAATGTAGGACTGGGTGCATTTACCTGATTACCAACCCGTTTAATGGCAAAGTTTATGTTGGGAAAACCATTCATTATAAGAAACGGATGAGTAGACATAAATATTCAGGTAAAAACCCAAAGCATTATTTTTCCAATGCAATCCGTAAATATGGTTGGGAAAATTTTACCAAAGAAATCTTGATAGACGAGGTTCCAGAGGAAGATTTAGATAACTTGGAAATCAATTACATTGCCTTCTACGATTCGTCCAACAGAGAAAAAGGCTACAATGGTACAAAGGGAGGTGAAGGTGCGTCGGGTTATAAATATACGAAAGAACAATGCATGGCACATAGTAAAAGAAACACCAAAAACCACAATGTTGAGGGTGGTGGGTCTGTTTCTAAATATCTTCGTTCTAATATGTGGAGAGTTTATGGTTTCCAATCATTAGGGGAACATAAATATATTGGTCAGTATTTGACAGAAGAAAAGGCTTGTCAAGCATTGAAATTGTACAATGAAACAGGAGAGCGCATGCCTTCGGACGTGACAAGAAGAAAAAATGGAACTGGATGTATTCGTAAACTAAAAAACGGAAGAGTCGAAGCAGCATATCAAGACATAAGAATTGGTACATTTTCATCGGAAGAAGAAGCTGAATTAGCAATAAAAAAACGTAAAAAAGATATATCAAATGGTGAAGTTTTCACTATCAAAACGAGAAAACACGGTACTGGTACAATATCGGAACGAAATAACGGGAGATTCAGAGCAAGATACAAAGGCAAAACCGTGGGGACATTTGCATCGGAAGAAGAAGCGGAACAAGCTTTGAAAATTCACATTAAATCTTAAAAAATAATCTATTTTAACTATAAACCCTTGTTTAAATCTATCTATACTATGGCAGACCGCATTTCTTACCGCAACCTGCTTGTCGGGGCCTACGAAGTATACCAGGCTCAAATGCTCGCCAGCTTGGTGGAAAATCAACCCAAAACTCATTTACAAACGATAACAAACCAAATTCGAACTAAAACTATCAATTACGGTGATATTCGTCTGTCTAATATCAGGAAATACCTTGATTTATTTCCTGGGTATGTGCGATCTGAGATGCAAAAGAAGTTCCATGAATCGTTTCTTCAGGTAATTATTTCTTTTATTATCTTCTTCTTTCTACACTCTCTATTGATACTAACCCTTTTTTTATTCTACAACAGGCGGTGGCTTTACATCTGTAAGAGTGTTGTTCTCAAAATCTTTTTTACCCCTGTTGCAAGTCTTTATCTGACACTTTTATTATTGTTTTTTTATTCAGATACAAGGACGACCCCGAGGCAAGTACTTAACTTTACTAACGTTTTATAATCATTGCATTGAACTAACCCCTTTCTTCTTTCTTTTTACAGGTGGATATGGACAGGTAAATTTTGAATGTAATTTATTTTCTCTTTTTTTGAACACATTTACTAACTCTTTTTATTTTTTATGTCGAAAAATTCAAGACTGAAGCGTAACAACGAATGGGCCAATTTAAAACAACAGGCGCTTTGCCTGACACCACGCAGATTCGGAAAGGTATGTCAAACAATACTACTTGCATTTGCTCTGATCAACAACTAACCCTTTATTTTTTTTTAATAGACAACGGCAGTTTCAATGTTTGTGGCTGCTTATGGGATATCGGTCGAAAAGAGTAACCAATGTATTTTCAGGTAAGTCGAAGTTCATATCTGAATGTCGCCATTTCTTTACTAACACCCTCTAACTTTTTTTTTGTAGTACTGGAAAGCGAGCCAGTGACAAGCTTTTAGAACAGGTACATGATTTTATTATTAGCCTCGGAAATGAATGGACTGAACGCACGAAAAGGCGTGGAGAAATTTTATATATCTACGGGGAGGACCCACTTGATGTGCGAAAGATCTCCAGTTACCCTTCTGGGTCAGATAAGCTAAGAGGAGTCGGTAAGTAAACCTGATTACCCGATTTGTTTACAATTCTTTTACTAACTTTTTATTTTTCTTCCCTTTCAGGTGGTGACGTCATTTATTTAGAGGAGGCCGCGTAAGTACTTTGCCATTCACCTATGATACTTGTTTTGATTTTCTAACTAACCCTTTCTAACTAACCCTTTTCCCATTTTTTTAAAGATTCATGTGAGTATCTGTTTTATTCTTTTGCACTGTTTTATTGTTTTGCATTATTCTACTTTTTTGTCTAACATTTCTTTATTTTTCACTTTTTACTTTTTACTTTTCCAGGTCGGTCAAAATGTTTCACGTGAGTATTCAAGCTGTTTTTGTTATTTTTGCATGCTTTTATCTAACATTTCTTTTCACTTTTTTGCAGGAGGTCATCGTGCCGCTATTAGAGATCGAAACAACCGCTTTGATCTGTATTTCCACACCACAGGACAGTACCAATTTCTACTCGTTAATGTTTGAGGTAAAAACGAAGCGCTTGTATGTTTAATGATTTTTTTCGTCTTACTAACCATTACCTTTTTTTTTCCCAAACAGATGAAGGACGCTGCTGGCGAGTTATTATTCAACCAAATCCAGCTGCAAATGGTCTGCGAAGACTGTAAACTTGGGCCCGACCCTCATAATTGTTCCCATATGAAGCATTTATTACCAAAGTGGAAAAGTGGTGCTAAACAAGATATGGTTCGGCTAATTTACGGCGACAATTCAGCTGACATGCTTCGTGAATCTATGGGTGTAACAACAAACGACACCTCGTCAATATTCCAAGAGAATTGGCTGAATGCATTTACAGCAAGACCAGAATATAGTGCTTTTAGTACACCAATGGTAATCTATGTAGCTTGCGATCCGAATGGTGGCGGAAGCTCGCAAATGGCAATCGTTTCATTGTACCAAGATAGAAATAACTTTGCAATTTGTGGAATGGAATCACATGCAGTCAAAGGTCATGGACAAATTCGAACATTGCTGGAAACTCACGTGAGAGGTATTCGTGCAACTTTCCCAACAAGTTTTATCATTTTCATCCCAGAATCAAACTTAGGTCATGAAGCCAGTCATATGTCACACATGTTAAAGGACATTCCAAAATGTCGTTCATTAATGGAAAAGGGTGAACCAGGGGTAATCACAACTCATAAACGCAAGGAATTGTACGCCAATACTGCCGTGGAGAGATTTGCAGCCGAATCGGTTTGCTATGCAGACAAATTCGTTTGTATGAATCCCTTTGAAGATGCAAACAAACGAGCTACAAAAGTGAAAAAAATGTTCAGAAAACAACTGTCTGTTTACTCTAAAATTGTAGTGGCGCGCGGCAAAGATTCGTACAATATTCCAAAGATAGTTTACTCGGGCAAAGATCAGGGAGAGGACGATTTGGTTATGACGTTTCAAATCGGGTTGTATTGGAGTATTCAATTTGTAACAGGACGTACACACCCACATATCAAAGAATTAAATTTGTAATTTTAATATTTTATTTTGTCGCTAACTAAACGATTCAATTTTTATTTGGGGGAACGTTATTTTTTAAAGGTAAAAGTGCGAAATTGTGGCATCATCATTGTCACACATCCGCTGGGATTAACATCACCAATATCGTTCATAATTTGATATTCCTCCTCCTTTTTCCGTAACCAAGCTGGAACGTCCTCTTCTGAATATACAAAGTCCTCTACTGAATTTACATCTTCTACTGTGCCTACTTGTGTTGTATATACATTATACATATCATGCATAAAATTCAAGTTTTTTTGAGCATCCTTAGATAATATGTAATTTGGACGAAATATAGATCCCGTTAGATTACTCTCATCGGCTGCAGCATATCCAAAATATTTGAATAATATTATATCAGCGTTTTTTTCCGTAGTTATATTCACACTTTTTTTTGAATTATAGTCAACCTCTATGACAGCTAATTCAGCTAATTCTTTCCTGGTCACCCAATCATCATCCATAGCTTCTTCAACAGTTGATTTAATTGCAGTTTTTCTACTTTTCTTGTAATAAATTTTATTTCCGACTGAAAAATAACCACCAATGCGACAGTTATATAATCCGCTTTGTATTTTATTATAGTTTTGAATTAAATTAAATTTCATTTTTTGTTTTTTCATGTACTTTGGCCAATGCTTAGTTTCAAGTAGGCCACCAGTGCCAAGAAAATGGAAACCTTTAGGATTTAAAAAATATGCACTAATTTCAAGTTCTTCATCGTACGTAAGCCCATGATATCTCCTTCTTCCAGTGGGATTTTTTTTAAAAAAATTCCAGAGTGGATACCACAGAAGATCGAGCAATTCATGGGGGGCGTCTTCGTCTTCACCAATATATGGCGAATTTATCCAATCAACCAAAGACAGACACAATGTCATCAAATCAAGGCCGAGCGATCCATTAGGTCGATTGTAAAATGGATTCCCTGATATATGTAACTGCCTTTCTTTATTCATTCGAGATGCACCAAAATCAATAATATGGAAATTTTCTTGTAAATCGTCGTGCATAATATTACCGACATGTAAATCACCGTGTACAAAGTTCAAACCTTTTCTATTTACTGCCTTTAAAGTATTAGCAACGCTCTTTATGGCATTCGCGGCCAAATTGGCCGATTCGACCACTTTATTGTTCTCCAACATATCAATTAAAGTATCCTGAAGTGTATGTTCTAATTTGACCATACCAGCCACAATTGATTTTTGAATACCTTCGTCTTCGAAAAGTCTTAATGCGGGTCGTGGAATGTATTCTCCTATGAAATAAACTGTTGGAAACTTGGCAGCATGTTCTAATTTTTCCAGTTCGACATTAAACATGCAAGCCAAGTAGTCTTGGTTCTTATATTCTTGTAAATCATAGTTGTAGTCGTGATCATCTGGATAATCATCTGGATAATTAGCCTTTATTACAACGTCATCTACCTTATCTTTTGTTTCGCCTTGAAGTTTTGCCAAAAATGTGGCTCCGTATGTGCCATTTCCCAATTTTTCCTTCACGTCATAAATTGCATTATCAATTTTGAATGAATTGGGAGTCATAACCTTAACCACAGATGAGAGTTTATCATCGCATTGTTTTTGTTCTCTGCGTCCTCTGGATTTTGCTCTGCGGCTTGACATATTTGTAAATATATAATTACTTTTATATGTTTGTTTTTTTAAAGTATCTCATCATCTGTCTCGGAATCGCTGTTCTCATCATCCGATGTCTCATCATCATCTGTCTCGGAATCGCTGTTCTCATCATCCGATGTCTCATCATCATCTGTCTCGGAATCGCTGTTCTCATCATACCAATTATCAAGATTTATCCGTACTGAATCTAAATCGTAGTTGACTCCCTGGCCGGATGGTCTGGGTGGTGCTGGTGGTGGTGATGATGCTGGTGGTTGTGGTGGTGGTGTTATTGGTGGTTGTGGTGGTGGTGTTATTGGTGGTTGTGGTGGTGGTGGTGTTATTGGCGGTGGTGGTTGTGGTGGTTGTGGTGGTGGTTGTGGTGGTGGTTGTGGTGGTGATGCTGATACAACAAAAGATTGGAACATTTTATTTATAAATCACTGCAAACATTTATAGTATGTTTTCTCTGTTACCTATATTTTTTTTTTCTGTGATTTCGTTACGCAGGCTCGCAGGCTCGCAGGCTCGCAGGCTCGCAGGCTCGCAGGCTCGCAGGCTCGCAGGCTCAAATATAGGTTTTTTGCATATTAGATTTAACTGGATAAAGTTTGGCGGGCAAGGGCCCATGGGCCCAATATTTTTTTTGGCTAAGCCGAGGGAAATAGCTAAAAAAAAAGTAGTATATAATTAATAATGTAAATAAACACATGGCTTCAATTTCTTCTATATCATATCTTCTGCCAAGTTTTTCCGATTTACCTGATACATTAAAATATGTCATATTCGCATTAGGTGCATTATTTGTTCTATTTATTTTATGGATTATCTGCAAGATAAAGGATTGTTTCGTTTGTATTTACAGTATTTTTAAATGTCTATTTTGTTGTTGTAATAAAGGATACGACAGAATAGAAGAATAACAATAACTTTGTTTTTTAATAAATATTTTGTAAGTTATTTGTTTTATTATCCCTGAAATAGTTTGGACTGATTGGTATTTCATTTGTTGACTTACTATTTGCTCTAAAGAAAACGTATTTAAGGCTCCGTTTTGATTACAACCATGCTTTTTGACCGGTTTATTTTTATTCTTTTTATTTTAGTCAATTACAGTTGGTTGCTTTTAGGTATTGTGTACAATTCACCCGCAAGAATCCTTCCAATATTAACTATTATATTTTCATTATTATCAGTCATAATTGTCACCCTTTTTCAATTGCAAATAATTGTACAACAAAAAAAACTGGATTTCGATGGTAAATGCAGCACGATTTCTTGGAGTGCAATACATATCTTTATTTGTATATTTTTTTTATTAGATATTTTAGAATATGTCAACATTCTTGTTATTTTCGGTATTTTGGGAATATTTTTAACTGTTGTTAGTTTAACGGTATTAACGATGTCATGTCAAGTGATAGCAAGCTCCAGCGATGCGTGGATCCCGCATGTACATTTGACTTGCGTATGTTTCTGGGTTATTATCAACTATTTGTATGTATCGCTGCCAATAATCATGCCATTTATGACAGTATTACCAGTCGTACTGATGTTAATACTACGTTTCTATGAATACCGTATTGAGTTAAAGAGTATATGTATCGAAAGCGTGTTTTTTTTGATCGCGATCGCTCTGCACATATTTTTGGATATGGAACAACTCTCTGCTGAACATTTTTATCAAATGACTGCAGTTACTGTTGTATTGATTATTATTGTTTTAAATGAGTTCAAAGCTATTACTATTCTTTTTACATTGCCCTTTTTTATGATTGGTTTTATATTTTACTATATCGGTTGTTCTATTTTTTACGATAAACAACCTACAGTGGAATCTCTAAGAGAAAAATACAACGATTTTGTCAGTATAGATGAATTGATACTGTCTGTAGACGATTTTGAAAACGATGATGAAAATTGGGACGAACATTTATGTACAAACATTTTATGATATATTTGTTGTATAATATGTTTTACATCTATTTCTATGAAAATTAATACCAAAATATATAAAATGATTGAAGTCCAAATTAACGTGCTTACACAGAGATTCTAATATTTCTGTTTCCTTCTCTTCATTAAAAATAACGTGCCAATTTGTTTGATTTTGAAATTTGCATAAAGCAAAATTTGATTTAAAAAGTTCAAATGCTTTTCGCATTACAAAAATGTGCTTGGCGACATTTAAACATTTTTTTGTAATTGGTTTCCAAGTAGATTGCCAAAAATCTTTAAAGTTATCTGGTATTGGGTTGGATTCTATTTGACTTTGAAAGGTTTTAGCAATTTCATTTGACATTTTTTTTTGGTATGAACACTAAACCATACTAAGCAAATGTATAAAATGTGATACGGATTATGGTTTTTCAATCCAACCTAATCTCTATTTTCCAAAATATGTATCGAATTTTTGACTTTTATGCTTTTATCGCTGATAAAAAAAACTGTACTATTTTGAGTGAAACATCTAATTGCTGGGACTTCGTCATCGAAGAATGAATCTTTTCTTGTTATCAAAAAACATTCAAGACTGTGCCAAAAATCATTGTGATAAACATTGCATCAAAATGATTTTGGAATTAACTCAAATGCTGTACTGTAGTTGGTGGAATGGTAGGTCGGTTTTACCTGTTCCAGAATTGGACCCGTCTGGCAAAGACCCGTACCGACCAACGCATAAAAACCACCCTGTCTCCATTTGGGTCAGAGCTGATCCAAAACATTATGATTACACCATATTGCTTGCGTTTTCTTTAGTTGACGAATATTATCGACGTTATGGTAAAATACATGCTTGTTGTGAGCACTTGGAACGCTTGCAAACAATGGGTGCACCTCCTTTAATCTGTGCAGAAACTTATGAACCTCCTGCAAATAAACGTGCGACGACAGGTTTGCCAGAAGGTATCAAGTATTTTGATTGTGCGATCAACGACGAATATTTTGATAAATGTGCTGTTTATACCGATAATCAACTCGACGCAGTCCAAACTTATCGTGAATATTACAAATTGAAGGAGATAGAGATGAAATGGAAAAAAGGAGGTGTACCAGAGTGGTATAAGCGAACACAACTAATTAAAACATTTCCTCTGTAGATTTTTTATAGTTTTTAATGATGTCAATATCAGAGGTATTTTTTTTCATGAATTTTCGGTCAGATTCTACACCTCGCAAAAATTCTTGCTCAAATTGTTTTCTTCTTTTCTTTTTTCTTTCCGGTGAATCCGTACAGCCTACCCGTGACATTTGAAAACGTTTTTCTTTCCTTTCTATATATAATTCTCTGCTGTGATGCATTATACATGCGTTCATTTTTGACGATATACATCCCATTTGTATATATAAAATGGGATATATATAACCGATTTGTATAAAATACTACGTTTTGTTCTAAATGATTAACAAACAGGCTGTTTGGATTCAAATAATGACTTCAGTACATGTCGTTTTTTTTTTAGCATGTTTTCTGTCTTTTCAAATTCAATCGTTTAAACAAGACGCCATATGGACATTATTGTTTGCGTTGTCGTCTGTCACTCATTTTTCAGTAGCTGAACATCGGAACTGGCAGCTAAAACTGTCTACAATTATGAACATTGCATATTATTTGGATTCGTTTCTTGATATTTTAATGATATTTGGATTTTTGGTCTCAGTAAATTGGACCAACCTTTTTTTTATATTTGTTTTGAGTGTTTGCATACGAAAAATACCACAGAGATACTCACAATGTGTTGTACTGTTTATATTTTTAAACGGCATTCATTGGTACACCTTTTTGGTTATATTTCGTTTCGCATTACAATACAAAACAAGACAGTATTTGAATAAATCGGTCACACAATGCCACGCGACTATTTACCTGAAAAAATCAGTAGCTTGCAAAGCAATAAATGTACTATTAGAATCTGTTCTGTTGTGGGTGCTTCGGTGCGAATCTCGTTTTCCACACAAAATGAGGTATACACCACCAATAATCGCGACCATTTCTATTGTTTGTATCACTGTATATTGCCAATATTTTATTTTAGATACTAAAGTTTCGGTCAAATCATCCATAAAATCTATTGATATTAACCACCCATTAACACCTTCATTGAATGCTATATTAAGGTGTGAACAGTGCATGAAATGTTTGACAAATGTTGATATCGAAGATTCTGTAAAAGATAACGTTTACAGGGTTGATAAAGAACATTTGATTTGAGTAATGAAATTCCTCAAATATAGGTATTTGTGTCCGCTTAAAAAAGATTAAATAAAAAAATTTATTTTGCTTCGCGCGGGCCAAGGCCCAGTAATTATATTTTTTTATTGATTTCAAATATGGTATTTAAAATATGATATCTATTTTCCTATCCAAGAATGCCTTGGTCTCTTCTTCGTCTTCTTCGTCTGAATCAGCTATGGGCTTCGCTGGACGCCGCGCGCACCACCTAAAACCTACCCACAAAATAGCCACAATTAATAGACAAATCAATGCTATAATTGCCCAATTCGTTTCATCCTCTTCTTCTTCCAATTCCCTGCTTTGTTCTATGCATTTATTTTCTATTAATTGAAATCCTTCATCGCAATTTTGACATGATTCAGAACCTTCAACAATACACTGTGAACTCGCGACTCCGTTTTCACAAACACATGTATTTTGATGACACGAATCTGTATCCGAATGATAATGGAAAAATTTTTCACAATCATCACAAATATATGAACCGACGGTATTTCGACAAAATTTGTCCCCACAAATATTTGCATCCTCACATTCGTTGATGTCTTCTTCACAATTTGTACCAGTATAACCAGTAGTACATTCACAGGTGTATTCACCAATGCTTTGCAAGCATGTTGCACCATTTTGACAGGGGTCTGGGTCACATTCATTAATATCTTCTTCACAATTTGTACCAGTATAACCAGTAGTACATTCACAGGTGTATTCACCAATGCCGTCAGTGCATGTTGCTCCATTTTGACAGGGGTCAGGTGAACATTCATTGACGTTCATCTCGCAGTGTGTACCAGTATAACCTGGAAGACATTCACATCGATATCCATAGATGCTGTGGGTTAAATAAATTCCATTAGAAGTTTCAACGCATGTTGCACCATTTTGACAAGGATCCGCGTCACATTCGTTGATTTCTTCTTGACAATTTGTACCAGTATAACCAGTAGTACATTCACAGGTGTATTCACCGATGCCGTCAGTGCATGACGCTCCGTTTTGGCAAGGATCTGGGTCACATTCATTAATATCTTCTTCACAATTTGTACCAGTATAACCAGTAGTACATTCACAGGTGTATTCACCGATGCCGTCAGTGCATGACGCTCCGTTTTGGCAAGGATCTGGATCACATTCGTTGATATTGATGCATTCCGCTACGCTTGATTTTTCAAAACCTGCAAAACAAATGCATTGATATCTATTTTGAAAAACCCCGCACAAGCCATTAATACAATCGTTGTGGTTTTGACATTCGTTCGTATTAACCTCACAATTGATTCCAGAATAGCCCGTAGGACATTCGCAAACGTATTCACCAATGTTCACGTTGGCAAAATTTGATTCGGTACACCCACCACCATTTTGACAAGGATTTGGTGAACATTCATGAATGTCATGATTGCAAATTTTGCCATCATATCCGGTATCGCTACAATTACAAGTAAAATCATTGATACCGTCAATGCACGACGCTCCGTTTTGGCAGGGATCTGGATCACATTCATTAATGTCTTCTTCACAGTTTGTTCCAGAAAAGCCTGGAAGACAATCGCAGGTGTATTCGCCAAGCTCTAATAACGGGTTAATATTTGATTCTTGGCACGAAGCTCCATTTTGGCAAGGATTTGGGTCACATTCGTGCATGTCATGATTACAGAGCGGGCCGTCTAAGCCCACTGGACACTCACATGTAAAACTTCCTAATGTATTCAAACAAACAGCGGCACCAACACAATCGTCTAATCCTAAAATGCATTCATTAATATCTTCGTCACAGTTGATGCCAGTATAACCAGTAGGGCACGAGCAGGTGTATTCCCCAGGCTCTACGGAGGGATTGGTTCCCGATTCGGCGCACGTTGCGTTATGACGGCAAGGATTTGGCTCACATTCATTAATATCTTCTTCACATATTATGCCAGTATAACCGAGAGGGCAAGTCATATTGCTACAGACACCAGAACCGGCACTCGACAATTGACCAATAGGACATTCTTCGCAATTGCCGCCCAAGACGTCCCAATTATCCGAGCTCACACCGTAATTTTCTGGACATTCCTGGTCAGCACACGGTGCAGTCGAAGTAGTAACATTGTTGATTTCAGGGTGTTCGCAGACACGGCATCGTCCCCATAAATCCCTGCCACTACCCCTCTCACAAAACTGACAGACTTTACCAGTATATCCAAAGTAGTCACTACAAGCGCAATGAAATACGCCAGGTGCTTCCGTAGTACCGTCAATCGTTTCAGTGCAAATACCTTGATGTTGGCAGGGTTGAAGTAAACACTCATTGACGTCGACTTCACAGTCCAGGCCTTCAAATCCTGTAAGACAATCGCAGGTATATTCGCCGATGTCCGCTTCCGTACAATTACCTTGATTTTGACAGGGTTCAGTAGAACACATCCCAATATAATCTTCGCAATCAGTTCCATTATAACCTGGAAGACAATCGCAAGTGTATTCACCAATGCCTTGAGTGCAGGTCCCGCCATTTTGGCAGGGATCTGGGTCACATTCATTCAGGTCTTCTTCACAATTTGTACCATTATAGCCTGCAAGACAATCGCAGGTGTATTCGCCAAGATCTATAGAGGAATTTGTTCCCGATTCCGAGCACATTGCACCGTTTTGGCAAGGGTCCGGATCACACTCGTTGATATCAGTACAGACTCCTGATCCTGCTGGTGATTCTTCTCCTTCCATGCACTCCACACAATTGTCGCCCAAGACGTCCCAATTATCCGAGCTCACACCAAAATTTTCTGAACAACTTTGGTGTGCGCAGGGAGCAGTTGAAGTAGTAACATTGTTGATTTCAGGTTCCGAACACTCAGTGCACCTACCCCAATCATCTCGACCACTACCAGGTTGACATTCATCGCACAGAAAGCCAGTATATCCAAAATAATCGCTACAGGCACAGTGAAATACACCAGGGGTAGGTGTAACGCCGTCCGTCGTTTCCGTACAAATTCCATTGTGTTGACAAGGTTCCAACAAACATTCATTGACGTCGACTTCACAGTCAAGGCCTTCAAATCCTGTAAGACAATCGCAGGTATATTCGCCGATGTCCGCTTCCGTACAATTACCTTGATTTTGGCATGGTTCAGTAGAACACATCCCAATATAATCTTCGCAATCAGTTCCATTATAACCTGGAAGACAATCGCAAGTGTATTCACCAATGCCTTGAGTGCAGGTCCCGCCATTTTGGCAGGGATCTGGGTCACATTCATTCAGGTCTTCTTCACAATTTGTACCATTATAGCCTGCAAGACAATCGCAGGTGTATTCGCCAAGCTCTACAGAGGAATTTGTTCCCGATTCCGAGCACATTGCACCGTTTTGGCAAGGGTCCGGATCACACTCGTTGATATCAGTACAGACTCCTGATCCTGCTGGTGATTCTTCTCCTTCCATGCACTCTTCACAATTGACACCAATATTTTTCCAATTATCAGAGCTCACACCATAATGTTCTGGACATTCCTGATCGGCACACGGTGCTGAATGACTTGTCACATTGTTGATTTCAGGTTCTGAACACTCTGTACACAATCCGTCAACGTCCTGTCCTTTACCTGGACCGCACTCATTGCATAATTTTCCAGTATAACCAAATGATTCCACACAGAGACATTCAAATTCACCTGGTGCTATTGAAATGTCCGTACTTGACTCCTTACAGATTGCATCGAAATGACACGGTTCCACAATGCATTCATTGATATCTAATTCACAATTATCTCCTTGGTAGCCGACTTCACAATCACATTCGTACCCGTCGGATGTTTCTGTACAATTACCTGCATTTTGACAGGGATTTGGTTCACACTTATTGATATCTTCTTCACAATTTGTTCCGTTATATCCTGGGGGACAATCGCAAGTGTAGTCACCAAGCTCTACAGAGGAATTTGTTCCCGATTCAGTACAGGTTGCATTATTTTGACATGGGTCTGACAAACACTCGTTGATATCAGTACAGACTCCTGATCCTGCTGGTGATTCTTCTCCTTCCATGCACTCTTCACAATTGACACCAATATTTTTCCAATTATCAGAGCTCACACCAAAATTTTCTGGACATTCCTGATCGGCGCAGGGAGCAGTAGACGTGGTCACATTGTTTATGGACGGCTGTTCACATTCTTGACACAATCCGTCAACGTCTCTTCCTTTACCTGGACCGCACTCATTGCATAATTTTCCAGTATAACCAAATGATTCCACACAGAGACATTCAAATTCACCTGGTGCTATTGAAATGTCCGTACTTGACTCCTTACAGATTGCATCGAAA